TTGTCATCTCAGTTTGCCATATGCAAAGGGCTTTGGGCGAATGGTGGCCGGGTTGTTTCACAGACGGAATTTGGCGATCTGTTGGCGAAGGGACTCCTGAACTCGGGCATCACTCGCATGACCATCTACACCTGGGAGAGCGGAAAGGGGGAGCCCAGTTTGGATTTCCTGCTCTCCATCTACACCTACTGCTTCTTCGATAGAACCGACTGGCGTTTCCACTGGGCGCGGGAGTGCATGCGAGCAATGAAGCCCGAGACCTTCGACAGCGGCGTAATTGAACTGGCGGATCCTGCGGACAGTTGTATATAGGGCGAGCCTTCACGATTCGGAGCATAGCAGAGTGCGGCCGTTCTGTCAGAACTTTTGGGCTGTTCTGGAGACGAGATGAGCACGAAGACGAAACTGCTGATCGCGTACCTGGTGATGATGACCGCCATCGGTGTGGCACTGGCTGTGCTCCTTCTTCGAGGCATGCAATGACGAACACGATCGAGCTGATGCTGCTGGTGGCCCTGCTGGCCGGGGGGACCTTGGGCTGGCTGGGGCGGAAACTCTTCGAGCGGCTGGACGCTCTGGAGCGCAGGGTTGAGGAGCTGGGGGCGATCGCTGGGCGCAGGAAGCTGCCGTATCCGGCTCAGGCCGGGCTGGAGGATGCGATCGCGATTGCAATCGAGCTGCTGGATCAGCATCAGGCACAGCGAGCGTACGACGAAACACGGATCGAGCAGCTGGCGGAACGGCTGCGCCAGGTGCGGAGCGATCCGCAGCACTATGACGTCAGACAGCCGGACAAGCCTGTGCCGACGCGCAGGGCGGAGCGATAGGAGGGAGCCATGTGGAGTGTCGAATACGAGATCCGAGGGGATCGGCGTGAGAGGACCTTCTTCTACCTGAGAAACCTGGGGCGGTTCCTGGTGGACGCGAGCAGGAGCCCATTCTTCGAGCTGATCAAGATCACAAACCTGACAGCCTGAGTGAAGCACGAGGAGGATGAAATGGCAGCTGGAGTATTGAGTGACCCGGGCACGAAATTCGGACCATGCGAGCACGCGTGCCATCACAGTGATTGCGCCGAGACGCGGCGGATGGCAGCATCGGAATGCCGGATCTGTCACCATGCGATCGGATACGGGAGGCGGTTCTATCACGACTACGTTGTCGGGACGAATCCGCGCACGTGTCTGTATATGCATGCGGCCTGCCGGGAGGACGAAGTCGCAGCCCAGCAGAAGGCAGAGCGCGAGGCACATGCGGCAGCACAGCAATCTGATGTGGGCCTGGCGTCCGTCTTCGCCAGCCATGCGAGGGGCGAATGATTAAGGTGGCCTATTGGTTAGTGGATCGATTGAACGATGCGGCGTCCTGGTTGGAAGCTGTGGCGGATGAGGCGGATCTGCGCTGGGGGAACCACAGACGATACGCAGGGCAAAGAGCTGTATGTGGAATTGTGATCACCACCGGCAAGCAGCTCGATGCATGGTCCACGTCGTTGGTTCATGAATGCAGAAAAGTGGAGACCATACGTCTGATGATGCAAATCAATGAAGCTGAGAGCGTGATCTGCAAGGATGCATGGTTTGAGCGACACATTCTTGCATCCGATGAGAACAACACTGGAATTCGTGTTGATGGGGTGCGAATTCCCTGGATGGTCTATGCCCACGGCAAGGACTTCGTGGGTGCCAAGCATGGGGCTACGAAATGAACTGGTCACGCGAATTCCAATTGCATCTCATTGAGCAGGGGCGCAGCCCGAGGACCGTGGATGCCTATCTGCGGATGATTCAGCAGTACGCGGCCTGGTACGAAGCGGCCCGAGGCAAGCCATTCGAGCCTGGTCAGTTCGTGGCGCCGGATCTGCGGGAGTACCGCACGGCCCGGACGCAGACAGACGGGGCAGCGACATGGAACCTGCGCCTGGCAGCGTTCCGGGCCTTCGCCTCATTCGCTACGTTCAAGGGCTGGATCTACACGGATCCGCTATTGGGCGTGCTGCCCATGGAGCAGCAGGTCCCGGCGCCGAAGGCGCTCAGCCCGCAGGAGTTCAGAGATCTCCGCAGTGAGCTCGATATCCAGATCAACGGCGCGCGGACTGACTTTGGGCGCCGTTTGTGTGTTCGGGATCGGGCGATCCTGGCACTCATGGCCTATGGCCTGCTTCGCTCGGGTGAGGTCGTGCGGCTGGACGTCGGCGACGTCGTGCTGCGGGAGAAGAGCGGCGACGTTCGGATCCGCCACGGCAAGGGCGACAAGGAGGCCGTGGTCCCGTTGGGCCGAGAGGCCCGGCTGGCCCTGGCCGCCTGGCTGGCCGTTCACCCAGGCGGTGAGAGCCTGTTCCCAGGCAAGGGGACGGATCGGATCAGCCAGCGGGAGCTGCAGCGCCTGGCCAAGGCGATTGGGGCGAAGTGCTCGATCGAGCTGTGGCCCCACCGGCTGCGCCACACGGGCATCCACCGCCTGTATCACGAGTTGGGCGTGCCAATTGCGACCGTACAGAAGCTGGCGCGGCACGTGCGGGCCGAGACCACGCTGCGCTATGCCATGGCCACGGACGAGCAGATGCGGCTGGCAGCTGAGGCCCTGTAAGTGGAAGACCAACTTGTGACCACGTACGTGGAGATGCCGCAAGATCACGTGCAGATCTGGCATGCTGCCCTGCGGCTCGTCGTGCAGCTTGCCCTGGTGCAGGCTGAGGAGGACCGACCGGGTGTCATACATTCCCCGTCGGTTTTGATGGGTGGGAGTGTGGCTAGGTTGGTGGATAAGTCAGTAGTAGAACGAATCTCCTCGTTCCCTTTTTCCCATGCGCAGGCTCGGACGCCTGGGTGTGCATGGGAAACGAGGCGGGGCGGCGAGGATCCGTCGCATAAGAGCATTAGGCGACGCAAGAGTTGCCCAGGGCGGAGATCGCAGGCGTGCGAGCGGCCGAAGATCGAAGCGATTCGCGTCGCATAAGAAGGGGACCAGGAGGGGGGCGGGGGGTCTCGGGGATCCGGTGAGGCCCCGGGGGCGGGGCGAGGGCACACAGCTTCAGATGGCCAATATAGACCCGAAAAACGGGCTGAAAGGAGAACAGGATGTTGACCGGAGTGGATCTGATCATGAAGGAGCGAATGAGGCAGGTAGATCAGGAGGGCTGGGACCCGAAGCATGACGATGAGCACCAGGACGGAGAGCTGGCCAGGGCCGCGGCATGCTACGCAGTGGCCGGGGTATTCGACGTGGATGATCGAGCGCAGGTGGCTGTGCAGAAGATCCTGGTGGCGCTGTGGCCGCCGACGTGGACGATGAAGTGGTGGAAGCCCAAGGACCCGAAGAGCAATCTGATCCGGGCGGGGGCGCTGATCGCGGCGGAGCTGGACCGGCTGCTGCGTGAAGAAGCGAAGGAGCGCGCCAGGCTGGCTGCTGAGGGGGCTGCTGAGGGCTGGGCCGGGTTGACGTAAGTTTCCCCGAAAGTTTCTGAAAAATTGCGGGGAAAAGGGGCGGATTCAGGTAAGTTGCCGAAGGCCCGGGCGGGTGCGAACCCGGGTCCCACGACGAGGGCAGTGCATGGATGAGTTCCGAGCATTCATCGAAGAAGTGAAGGACCGGGCGGATCTGCTGCGGGAGATCGAGGCCGGGGGCGAGTACGTCTTCGAGACCGGGAAGCGGGGGAAGTATGTCTACTGCAAGCACCCGGACAGCCTAGCCGTGGACGTCGACTGGCATCAATACACGTGGTTCGCGAAGCCCGGCGGGCCCGGGCATGAGTACGAGACGGGCGACGTCTTCGACTGGCTGCAGCGCTATCGCAGTATGGACTTCTGGGACGCGGCCACGTACCTGGCGCAGAAGTACGGGGTGCGGATCCCAGAACTGAAGCACAGTGAGCCCAGCGAGGCTGCCAAGAGCTACCAGGCGCGGGGGGAGCTGTACACGCTGGTGCACCAGTGGCTGTTGAAGCAGCTATGGGGCACGCCGGCGGCGCTGGACTACTGCAGGCGAGCCGATGGCGGCCGGGCCTGGTCGGACGAGACGATCTGTCACAAGGTGACCGCCCAGGAAGCGCTGGCCACCGGCAACCCCTACCAATTCGCACCGGCGACGATGGAAAAGGCGCATACCGTTGCTGCGGAAACAGCCGCCAACATGATCGTGGCGCGGGGCGCCGGGATCGGATACTGCCCGGGGACGGCCGAAGCCTTGGCGGAGCTGCGAGGCTGGCTCGAGACGAACGGGGCGGACCTGAAGGTGCCGGCGGCCGTTGCGATCGTCGGCCTGCAAGGCGACGTGGCAGCCTGGTGCCGGGACCATGCGATCGAAGCGCAGAGCAACTGGCTGGAGAAGAGCCGGATCTGGGGGCTGGTCGAGTTCCCGAGGCTGATCTACACCCATTTCGGCCGGGGCGGCAAGCCGGTGTATTTCAGCGCCCGGAATCTCAAGTGGGCGGGCGAGGGAAAGCTGATCGGTGAGCCAGAGAAGGACAAAAAGTCCTACAACCCGCCGAAGTCGCTCGTTGGAGATCGGATGCTGTACTTCAACTGGCTGTTCCACAAAAAGGCCGAGGAGGTGGTGATCGTCGAGGGCCAGGCGGACGCGATCACATTGGGGGAATGGGGGATCCCAGCAATCGGCCTCAACGGGCTGGGTGCCGGGCCCGAGGTGGTGGCCATCACGCGCGACTTCCCGAAGCGATTCCTGGCTCTGGACCAGGACGCCGCCGGGCAGGCGGCGATGATCAAGGTGGCGGAGGCCTTCGGGCCGAAGGTGCGACTGGTCCAGTGGGCGGTGCCATTCCAGTTCTCCGAGGTCGATGATGGCGAAGCGTAAGGGCGCCCAGGCAGCTTCAGCCCCTCTGTCGCCTGCGGCGGAGATTGCTTCGTCGGGGCAGAGCGCCCCTTCTCGCAACGACGTGCGCAAGCTGGATGCGAACCAGCTGCTCCAGGACTGGAAGGCGGCCGGGATCGCGGCCGAGGGGCAACGTCTCCAGATCCGCGCGATGCTGTCGCACTCCAAGCCGCTGATCCTGGCGATGGCCGAGCAGGTGGGCAATCCGGAGAAGGGCCCTTCGCGGAACGGCGCCGCTTCGGGGAGCATCCAGGATGAGGATGACCGGCGGGCGGCGGTCAAGCACATTGTGCAGCTGGCCAAGCAAATGGGGGATGACTATCAATACTACGAGAAACGGATCGCGGATGCGATGGGGATGAAGCCGACGGAGCTCCCGGGTCGGCCGGAGAAGAAACGGGGGAAGGCCAAGAAGGACGATGAGAAGGCAACCCAGAGGGCGGGCGGGTGGATCCACGAGCATCTGATCGAGCTGCTGTATGACGCTGAGCAGGACCGCACCAGCTTTGCCGTGCGGTTCCCGGACGGCCGGATCGAGGAGGGCCTTGACCACGTGATGATCGAGGACCAGAAGTACGTGCCGATCCCGCCGAATGCACTCATCCGGACGGTCGACGATTCGGCCGTGGTGCTGCTGCCGAGCGCCCTGGGTGAGGAACTGCAGGACCACGAGCTGGTGGCCGTGCTGCAATCGCACAACTACAAGTACTTCGACTTCGGGGCAGAGATCTTCTTCGAAGAGCTGACGCCCCTGTGGGAGATATTCACGTACATCTACGACGGGTTCCGGGAGGTGAGCTACCTGCGAGGCCTGGGCGACCTCGGCACGGGCAAGACCCGCTGGCTAAAGACGATCGGGAAGTGCTGCTACCGGCCCGTGTACATCAGCGGCGGAGGCAGCGCGGCATCGATCTATCACCTGCTGCACGAGTATCGCGGCACGCTGGTGATCAATGAAGCCGACTTCAAGGACGACAGCGACGAGGCGTCGATCATCGCCAAGATCCTGAACGGTGGGACCGAGCGGGGCGAGGGCATCACCCGGATGCGGAAGGATGCCAGCGGCAACTTCGAGGTGGAAAGCTACAACGTATTCGGCCCGAAGCTGATCGCGATGCGCAAGGACTACGACGACCGGGCAATCGCCAGCCGGTGCCTGACGATGAACATGGTGCCCTTCATGCCCGCCCCGCGCATCCCGCAATCGATGCCCAAGGAATTCGACCAGGAGTGTCGGGACATCCGGAATCTGCTGACGACCTGGCGCATGCACCGGGCCCGGCCGGACTTCGACGTCAATCCCAATGAAGCGGACCGGTCCCTGGAACCCCGGCTGAACCAGATCACGATGGGCCTGATGTCGACCGTGAGCAGCGAGCCGATGAAGGAGAAGATTCGGCTATTCCTGCGGGACTACAACGACCGGACGCGGGCGGACCGGAAGGAGAGCAAGACGGCGCGGGTGATCGAGGGCTTGGTGCTGGCCAACGCCTGGGGACCAGTGAGCAGCCACCCCTCGGACGAGAAGCGTGTGTACCTGAAGGACGTGGCCTACGCGGTCAACCAGCTGATCGATGCGATGCGCCGGAAGATGGGCGAGGACGAAGAGGAGGAACAGGAGTTCACGACCAAGGACGGACGCACGATCAGGAGGAAGTCACAGCGGATGACGAGTCGATCGGTGAATACGATCCTGAAGAAGCAGTGCCAGCTGCGGGTGCAGGAGACGACCGACGGGACGGACGCCTACCGAGGGACGAACGAGGTGGTGTGGGACGAGGAGCGGATCCGGGGACTGTGCGAGCGCTGGGGCGTGGCCTGGCAGGAGCGGGGCAGCGTGGAACGTCCATACGAGCTAAAGCCGGAGCCGCCGGGGATCACCCAGGCCCGGGAAGACTGGAAGAACACCGAGTTCCATGAGCCGGAGGGCCAATGAGAGGGCAGATCTGGGGCTTGGGCCCCGGAGTTCCTGGACCCTCATGGGTCCAGGACCGGCCGATGACGGCTGGAAGCCGTCTCGGTCGTGAAGAAGTGAAGATATTTGACCCCCTGGGGGGGCATGCAAAAAAAGTTCTGCATGCTCCAGGGCGAGATCGTGGGCGCCGGATGGCTCGATTTTGGTCCATTTTCCGCTCGAAATCGGCGATTTGTGAAGCTGGGAAGATGATGAATGAGCAGTAGTAGTTGTTGTTGTAGCAAGTTTGTTCTATGTGAGGGCCCAAAAGTGAAGATTCGCAGGGGTTCTCTTCACGAAGTGAAGAACTTTCTTCACTACTACTACGGTGAAAACCGCGGATATGCGAAAAATCGCAAACCCGTCCAGGGGGGCCCAGAATCTTCACTTCTTCACATTCGCGCGGACAACCTGGGCGCGAACGGGCCCGCGATGAGAAATGTGGGGGCCGCGAAGCGATCCGGGGCCGTGAAGATATGCAAATCCATTCTTCCCGAAGTGAAGATATATCTTCACAAACTGGCTGGAATTGGAAAACCTGTTCTATTGGAAGATGGCAAAGTCAGGAATGGACGTGAAATGGCCAAGCTAGCGGTGCATCTGATCCTGCCAAACCCGGACCAGCCGCGGAGCAACTTCGACGCGGAGGAACTGCGGTGCCTGGCGCAGTCGATACGCGAGCGGGGGCTGATCCAGCCCCTAGTGGTGGAGCGAGCCGCGGGAAAGCGCTTCATCCTGGTGGATGGGGAGCGCAGGCTGCGGGCCGTGAAACTGCTGGGCTGGATGAAGGTGGAGGTGGTGGTGCGGCGGGGAGTCAATCACGCGGGGCGAGGCAGGCTGGTGGATGCGCTGGTGGCGAACATCCAGCGGGAAGATCTGGGGCCGATCGACGAGGCGAAGGCCTACGCGGCGCTGCATCACCAGCTGGGCAGCGTGCGGGCAGTCTCGGAGAAACTGGGAGTGCACGACGAGCTGATCACGAACCGGCTGAAGATGCTGAAGCTGACCGGGTCGGTGCAGGCGATGTTCCAGGCGAAGCAGTTGCCACTGGATGGGCAGCTGATCCAGCGGCTGACGGAGCTGCGGCCAGCGGAGCAGGAGCGGGCAGCAGCGACGGGCGTGGCGCGAGGCTGGACGACGTATGCGCTGCGCAAGGCGGCGGTGAAACGGCCCGGCAAGAGCAAGCCGTCGGCGGTGGAGGTGCAACCCCAGAGGACCCTGCGGAAGTTGGCCGAGGAAGAGGCGGATGCGAAGTTGGCCGGGCATTTCGATGCGCTGGTGCTGGTGGCCGACTGGCAGAGGCTACCGAAGCCGATCGTCGAGGTAGCACGGAAGTCATGCCAGGCCTGTATTCTTTACAAGGAAGCCCGGCGGGCGATGTGTGAGCGGTGCCCGCTGCCGGACTTCCTGGTGAGGTTCAAGCTGCAATACGTTCAAGCAGAGTCGAAATGACGTGCGGGATGCTTTTCCCTGCCCCACGAGGGGCAGGGATCTATGACGATGGCGGCTCGACACCGCCTCGCGACGGGAGAACACGATGAAGGAGATACGAGTTCCGCTGGAATTGATCGAGCCCAATCCGTATCAGGTGCGCCTGGCGGAGGATCCGGGGGTCGTGGAAGCGATCGCTGCGAGCATCGAGACGAACGGGCTGTTGCAGGTGCCGACCGCACGGCCTTCGACGGTGCAGCGCCCGGACGGGAAGTACGGCTGGCAACTGGCCTTCGGGCACTCGCGCTTCGCGGCATACACGTACCTGGCCAGCCAGGGCAAGGCCGAATTTGTGGACATGCCGCTGGTGATGCGCGAGCTCACCGATCGGCAGATGTTCGAGATGGCCGTGGCGGAGAACGTACAGCGGCGGGACCTGAGCCCGATCGAGGAGGCCCAGGCGATGTGGCGCGCCACGGACGACTTCAAGCTGACGTCGGCCGAGGTCGGGGTGCTCTTCGGCATGTCGGACGCAACCGTGCGCGGCAAGATGCGGCTGCTGGACTTGCCCCAGCAGGTCCGGGCGCAGGTGCAATCCGGCGAACTGACCGAGGGCGTGAGCCGATCACTGCTGACGGCCGCCAAGGTGCTGCCCGAGAAGCGGATCGTGGTGATGGCGAAGGAGATGGCGAAGGGCGGCTACCAGGACGCGTCGGAGATCGTCGGCAACGAGCTGCGGCTGGGCATGCACGAGATGTGGGGCCGCTGGGACAAGGACAAGGAGCCCCGCGGCGGGGATCAGCTGTGGCCGTTGCCGTGGAAACACCCAGGGCTGCCGGAGCTGACGCCGGGGGAGGCGGTGAAGGCGCTGGAGCTGAAGATCAAGCCGCAGCAGATCAAGGGCCTGATCGACGCGGCGAATGACGGCACCGACTTCAAGGGCGATGGATCGGAGGATCCCGAACTGGTGCAGAAGATCCAGCTGCTGGTGAACCCGCCGATATGTACCGAGTGCCCGGTGTATGTGCGCCTGGATGGTGTGCATTACTGCGGTCTGAAGTCCTGCTGGAGCCGGAAGAAGAGTGCGTTCGTGCAGCAGGAGTTCGCCAAGGTTGTAGCGGCGACGGGCATCGCCGAATACGACAAGGCCAAGGATGGGCCGGTGCGGAAGTCTGACTGGAACAGCCGCGAGGCTTTCAAGAAGCTGTTCAAGGAGAAGGATGAATTCCTGCGGCTCGTCCTGCACCTGAGCGATTACCATGCTGACGACATCACCGGCAGTCATTACGCGGCCGTGGTGGATGTGAAGCCGAAGCGAGTGGAGGCAGCTAAGGAGAGGAAAGCGGCGGGGCAAAGCGCTTATTCCGGCGTCACTCCCTCGACTCCCCAGGAAAAAGCCAAACAAGAACGGGAAAGCCAGCTGAGAGATAAGGCCCAGGAATTCTGTGAAGCGGCGATTCCCGTGTTCGCGGAAGCTCTTAAAGGACTGGAGAACGTCGCGGTCCTAAAGGAATTAGCGAGGGCTACGGGCACATTCAGTTTTCCGTCGGATGCGCTCCCAAAAGCAAAGCGACTGCAAATCCTGAGACAGGACGTAACCAACAACCTGATGGAAGAGGGCGACATCCTGCCTTTTGACTTCTTCCATAAAGGTCCTGTGATCGTTGCGAAGCACCTGGAGAAAGTGGCGGCGGAGTGGGGCGTGAAGCTGCCGAAGGACTGGCACGAGCGGGCGCAGAAGATGATGCCTATCCCTGCGACTCATGTCGCAGGGACTGGCGATGCGGGCTCGAAGCCCGCTCGCGGCGGGCGCAAGAAGAAGAGCAAGGAGAAGAAGAAGAGCTGAGACGGATCCGGTGATTGCATGAGGTGCTGATGGCTGAGAAGAGACGACGGCGAGGGATGGATCTCGGGCGAGTGCTGCTATGGTCCGCGGTGATCGTCGAGGCGCCGCGCTGGGCGGGTGCGATGCTGGCGGCGGATCTGAAGGACATCTATCCCTGGCTGAGTGCGGGGCTGAACACGGCAAACATCCTGGCCGGCGTGGCCATGGGCATCGTGAACGTGGTGGCCACGGCCTACATGCTGGACGCGATGCGGAGAGAACGACCCACGATCATGGTGCGTCGATCCCTGCGACTCGTGTCGCCCTCTACCGAGGGCCTTCGGCAGGGACTTGCGGTGCGGGCTGGACGCCCGCCCGCGGCGGCGGTCGTCGTTGAAAAAGCAAATTGGCGATTCTACGGGATGCTGGTGTTCGTGGTGGGACTGCTGGCGCTGACGCCGTTCGTGCTGGCGCCGTTCATGGTGAGCCGGATGACAGGGGAGACGCTGGAGGCCGTGCTGGGGACCGTGCCCTGGCGATACGTCTGGGCGACGACGGTGGTGCTGGCGCCGATCTTCGTGATCGGCGGCGTGAGCTTCTCGCAGCCAGGCCTCGTGAGCCTGGGCGGGCAGCCCCTGGCCGCGAGTGAGGAGCCGGAGCTGGAAGGAACGGCGCGGGGATCGGACAGCAGGCCCAGCACTTTCGGCAAGTGGAGAACGTGGCGGAAGGTGCCGGATGCAGAGAGGAGGAAGATCGCGGGGATGAATGTGGACGAGGTGATGGCCGCATACGGGACGGAGGAGAGGACCGCATACAACTGGCTGCGGGATGCGCGGGCATTGGTGGGAGAGGCTCCCTTGGCGGCGAAGGCAGAGATTGCTTCGTCGCGGGAGGGCCCCGCTCCTCGCAACGACGGGAGAGGAAAGAGGCGAAAGCGATGAGCGGCACGACGTGGCAGGTGAAGCAGGTGCATTACCAGTGGATCAAGTTCGTGCAGGTGGATAGTCCCCGAAGGACGCAGATCTGGTCGTGCCGGAACCTGCGGAGCGATGACGAGCTGGGCGTGGTGCAGTGGTACGGGCCGTGGAGGCAGTATTGCTTCCTGGCGAAGACCGGCGTCGTGTTTTCGGCTGGCTGCCTGAAGGATGTCCAGACGTTCATCGAGAACCTGATGGAAGCGAGGAAGAAATGAAGGAGTGGTCGATCATATTCAGCGGCGAGAGTGTGCGGGCGATCCTGGCTGGGAGGAAGACGCAGACCAGGCGGGTGGTGAAGCCGGCGGCCCGAGTGCGGATGATAGATGAGATCTACCAGAAGATGGGTCGCGTGGAGCTGCATCTCTGGGAGGGCGATGTTTTCTGCCCCTACGGTGATCCAGGCGACCGGGTTTGGGTGCGGGAGACGTGGGCACATGACGATCTGAATTGCCTGGATGTTCGATGCGGTAACAGAGACCATATCTGGTGGCGAGCAAACGAGACGCCGATTGTGGCTGACAGTTTTGCGGGCGCCGCGCATTGGCGGTCATCAATCCACATGCCGCGCTGGGCGAGCAGGATCTCGCTGGAGATCATGAGCGTGCGAGTGGAGAGGCTGCAGGAGATCAGTGAGGCCGATGCCGAGGCCGAAGGCATCCATCTGAGCGGCCTGCCGGTGGAGGAACGCTACAACCACCCCCGGAAGCACATCATCGCATTCGCAGAGCTGTGGGATCTGATCAACGCAAAGAGCGGGCACCCCTGGGAGAGCAATCCGTGGGTGTGGGTGATCACGTTCAGGAAAATGGAACATGGCACATAGATGCGCAAGATGCGGGCACTTGCGGGAGGCGCTGCTGGAGCGATTGTGGAACGGGCACAACGGTTATCGGAAATACTGGCTGTGCGAGGGATGCGTCAAGGCGCTGGGTCCAGCAGCGGAAAGGACCTCACCCCCAGCCCCTCTCCCAAGGGAGAGGGGGGCGATAGGCAGGTCACGGCGGAGGTAGGCGATGGCTGAGGAGCAGGTGGTCTATGACGACGTGGGGCCGAACCTGACGCGGAACATGCTGATCATGCGCGTGGGGGCACCGGTGGACTGCGAGTCCTGGTGGGCGAAGCTGACGCCGGAGGCGCAGTTGCGATCGTCGTTGCTGGAGTTCGAGCTTGGGGAACGCGTGAAACGGCACCACCTGCGGATCCAGTGGAAGCCCAGGGAACTGATCGGCTTCGCGCCGAAGGACCGCAGACTGAAGATCCCAGGTTGGAAGCCGAGGTTCCGGGTCAATGACGGCAAGGCCATTGCGGCAGTGATCTGGTGGCTGGACCAGGGAGAGTCGATCAGCGGGGGATTGCGGTCGGCGGCGGAACTGTACTGGGCAAGCACCGGGGTCTGGCCAGCGGTGGGATTAATGTGGAAGGAACCGCCAGCCCCCCAGCTGCCTTTGGCAGCGTCCCCCCATTTAGTAGAACACGAAATGGGGGGAGAAAGTCTCTCGGTGAGGATGGTGAAGTGGGTGCCGGTCGGATGCGTGGTTGTGCTCTGAGAAAAATCGAAAGGAGAAGATGATGGGTAAGGTTGTGGTGGAAGAGGAAACCGAATTCGATAGGTTCAAATGCCTGAGTTGTGAGGGACACCCGCGCTTGGATCTCCGCAATGTTGAGGGCCACTTGCGCGATGTTCATCACATTGATCTTAGGCGGACGGTCCAGATTCTGGATGCAAGGACTTGGTATGAATACGAGTACCAACTCTTAATTCACGATTGTCGGCGCGGTAATGTGAGGCTGTTCTGGTCACACCGACGAATGCGGAATGAACCATTGTTCGGCCCGGATGAGAAACAGAAAGGAGACGAGAATGCGGTTGGGAGCGTTTATTGTCGTGCGCCTGAGGCCTGAAGAGAGCAATCTCCTTCGGGAGGTGCAACTATTCTGCAATGCATCGCCAACCCAGGCGATGCGGATTGTGCTGAACAGTTTCGCCGAAGGCATTATCGCGGGTTGGCCGCGGAAGAAGGGGGCACGCAGGGATATGGGACTTCTCCTGCGATCGCGGCAATTAAGGCGGGCCAGGCGGGGAAGGAATCCTGCCCGATGAGAGGAAGCCGCAGTGGCTAGGAAGCCCCACGAATTCAAGATCACTGAGGTACCAGGTGACAAGTACAAGAGCTTGAAGGAGGCGTGGAAGGCGGTACTCCCGGCACTGGCTCAGATTCTGGCAGATGAGGTTCGGCTGATGTTGCGAGAGGGGAGCATTGTGAACGTGCATGGCGAAATTGTTTCGCCCGAAATGGTGCCCGAGGCAGAAAAGAGGGCGGCCGAACTTATGGCGGCGGAAGTGGGGATGCCATGAGTAAATCCCCAGATGGTGGCCTTGGAGCGTCATATGCCCATAACCGGCGCGGAGCCGAGAGGCGCGGACTCGCTTGGGAGCTAAACCGCGATGCGTATAAGGTGCTTGTACAACAGGATTGTTTCTACTGTGGGATACCAGCACAAACAGATAATCCGCGCATGGCTCCGCGCGTTGGAATAGATCGGATAGACAACGATCTCGGTTATGTGGATGGGAATGTGGTGCCCTGTTGCATGGATTGTAACCGGATGAAATCAGTCTTCACGCTAGATCACTTCTACGCAAAAATCGGCTTGATTTCAAGGGAACACACCGTGGAAATCCGTGCGGCCCTCTTGGCTCGGCAACTATGCCATGAAGATTGATTTCTTCGCGCGGCGGGCACATTTCGTCGAGCACATCGCACCGGTGTGGAAGGCCCTGGATCCGGAGGCGCGGGGGGCCTTCTACGTTTCGGCATATCTGCGGCAGTACGCGGAGGCCCAGGGGCTCGAGGTCGTGCCGGTGCTTCCCAGACTCCCAGCCGATCCGTTGTCTGGCGCGCCGAACGGGCCGAACCCATTATTGACGTGCGCCTACGGCGATATGCTGGCGGCCTACAAAGTGCGGCCGCAGCGGCCGTTCATCCTGATGGAGCACGGCGTAGGGCTGACGTTCAATAATCCGTCCTACGCCGGCGGCCTGGGATTGAGGCGGCAGGTGGCGCTCTTCCTGGTGCCGAACGAGCACACGCGGCTCGCGAATGCCAGGGTAATGCCGCTGACGCCGCAGGCGATCGTGGGGGTGCCCAAACTCGATGAATGGGCAGAGGCGGCTGCACTTGCGACTCATGTCGTCCTTCCAGGACCTTCGGCTAGTGCTCGTGGTGGCGGCTCGATGCCGCCCCACGTCGGAAGCCCCTGCACTTCGGGGCGAAGGCCCACTGTATGCATATCGTTCCACTGGAACGGGGCACACATTGCGCCGGAGGCGGGGAACGCGTTCCAGCATTACGCCGGGATCCTGCCTGAGCTGGCCCAGGATGAAGCCTTCACGCTGATCGGCCACGGGCATCCGAAGTTCCGCGATCTGGAGCAGCATTTCCTGGGGATGGGCATCCGGTTCGTGCGCGATTTCCGCGATGTGATGGAGCAAGCCGACGTCTACGTGAACGACTCCAGCTCGACGCTGTACGAATTCTGCGTGACGGGGAAGCCGGTCGTGATCCTGAATGCGCCGCAGTTCCGCAAGAATGTGCACCACGGCATACGGTTCTGGGAGTACAGCGATGTGGGGCCGCAGGTCAATCAGCCGGGCGAGTTGCGGGCGGCGATCGAGCAGGCGATCGCCGAGCCAGATGTGTACCAGGTGCAGAGGGAGAAGGCGGTCCAGGATCTGTATCCGTACCTGGGTGAATCGTCGGCCAGGGCGGCGAGATGCATTGAGGATTTCCTGCAATCGAAGTGGCCCGGGGCCAAGCGGATCGATACGATCGGAGGCGAGACGATCGGGATCCTGTACATGGGCTTCGGGCGGAGGGCGGCGCTGGAGATCAGCAAGAGCCTGGGATCGCTGAAGCGCCTGGGGGTCGAGATCCCGGCGGTAGTGGTGGGGGACACGCCAGTGGCCGGTGCCGAGTTGATCCGGTGGGAGGGGGAGAGCCCGTTCGATCCGGCGCAGCGCCACAATTTCCAGTTCCGGGCCGGGCGGATCAAGCCGGACCTGTGCCGGATCACGCCGTTCGAGCGGACGCTGTACATCGATGCGGACACGGAATTCCTGGCGGACATTACGCCGGGATTCCAGTGCCTGGATGAGGTGGACCTGGCGCTGGCGGAGGAACTGCTGGCGCTCGGGCAGCTGTACAACAAGCCGCGAGCCGGGTGGGAGATCAACATGATCGAGAGGGACGCGACGATCCAGGAGCTGGGAGGCAATCCGAACCGGAAGTTTCTGAATTCAGGGGTGATCTTTTTCCGCAGATCCGAAGCGACGCTGAAGCTCTTCGAGGAGTGGCGCCGGCAGTGGCTGCGGTGGCAGCAGTGGGATGAGCAGCTGGCGCTGATGCGGGCGATCCATGCGTGCGGCATCCGATACAAGGCGCTGAGCCCGGACTGGAATCATCCGCACCGCGGCCAAGCGAAGATCATCTTCCACAACTACGGCAGAGGGACGGCCAGAGTCGATGGCCGATAAACCGCATCGCTTTATCACAGCGCGGAAGTGAGAAGGAGAGTCTGATGAACGCTGATGAGATCATGAAGAAGGCCAGCCCGATCCCGACGTGGCTAAGCGACGAGGAGAAGCTGCGGCTGGCGACCATGGCCATGGAAGTGCCGCCTGGCGGGACGATCGTGGAGGTGGGAGCGCTGTACGGCGGCTCGACGGCGCTCCTGGCCCTCGGCCAGCCCGAGGCGGCCGTGTATACGTATGATGATTTCTCCTGGTCGCCGATCGGGGACCGGCCGCCGGCCAGCGCCGGGCAGCTGAATAGGAGCCTGCAGGACCTGGGGATCCGTAACGTGCGCATCGTCGAAGGAGACAGCCGCGAGACGGGGAAGCTGTGGCAAGGTCCGATCGATCTGCTTTGGCTCGATGGCGGGCATAGCTACGAATACATTCACGCGGACCTGGCCAATTTCGGCCCCTGGGCGAAGCGGATCGCGTGCCACGACTGGCAGAATCCAGCCTGGGAGCCGGTGACAAAGGCGATCACGGACTTCCTGCGCGAGCATGCGGAGTGGAGGATCGGCGCGGTGGTCGACATGCTGGTGGAGTTGTGGCGGCCGGAGCCATGCTGGTGGATTTGTGGCGGCCGGAGCCATGACAGGCACAACTGGCCCTATGGATGGCATAGGAGGAAGTGATGTGTGATCATGGCGAGGAAGTGTTGGTGAGAGTAAAAATCCCGGCCGATTTGGCCTGCGATGGCGTGGAGAAATGGAAGGAATGTGGCATTGACGCCTGCATCGCTCCGCTTGTGCAGGCGTTACAGACTGCAGGCATCGACATGCGGGGATCCTGCTGCGGACACGGAACGCAGCCAGGGAGCATCCAATTGGCAGACGGTAGCGGGTTGCTCATTCTGCCGAAGGCAGAGTATCAGCGATTCCTGTGCGATGCACCAATCCCGTGGCCGCCAAAGCAATGAAAACGAGCCTTGTAGGAAGAATGGTAATGCTTGCAACCTTCATCACCTTTGAGGAATGGAAACAACGTTTCCCCAAACTAACGGGTAAATACCTGCCATGTAACACATGCGATGGCGAGGGCCTTCGTTGGAACGATAGTTTGGAAGATTGGTGGGAGTGCCCAGTCTGTGAAGGCGAGGGCATGATCTGCCAAGATCACGTACTGTACAACGAGCATATCCGGCTCACTAAGCACAAGTTGCAGGCATGGATAGAAGGCAAGCCGATCAAGGCCGGGCCGTTGTTTCGTCGTTTGGAGATCGTGCATGACATCGATTGGAGCGACATCATGCGGGAGCCGGTTCCTGCATGATAGGCACAACGGGTCGGGAATGACGAGACGAACGCTGCAGCCATGGAAGTGCAAGCGAGGTCACGTGCTGGGGATGATACAGGTGAACTCCCAGCGGCGGCCCATCCTAATGCTGTACCGGCATGCCATAGATCTCGATTTGGAGCCGCCTCGCGTCGCGGCGGAGGTGGACGTGATGGGCGTGCTGGTTGGGGGGATGCGGAACATCCGCTGCGACGTCTGCGGGGGAGTACAGGAGTGGACGGCCTGGCACAGGCGGCCGGGAAGACGAGCAACAAAGCCCCTTGACAAATGACTAACTCTGGTTGTAAGATGAAAGCGGTGCGCAGGGCCTTTCACGGCCTTGCGGAGGTCCCCCCCTCGTGAGGCGGGGCCGCGAACCGGCCCCGCTGGAGGGAAAAGATAGCGGCAGATCGGCGAGAGTGTGCCGGTCCAGCTGACGGACGTGAGCCACCCGTCGTGACGATGTCACGGCGGGATTTTTGTTAAGACGAGATCGAAAGGAGAGAGCATGAGATCAAAGATCTTCCATGTTTTGCTGGTCGTGGTGCTGGCAACGCTGATCTTCGGGATCGTGACGCCGGCATTCGCCCAGATCGGTGTGCCGCCGGCGGCAGCGGCGGAGGGCTTCACGATCGACTGGCAGGCGGTGTGGGACTTCTGCGTGCTGGCCGGGACCTTCCTGGCGATCGTGACACTGCTGGCCTACGGACAGGGCATCTCGGCGGAGGCGATCAAGGACCTGCTGCGCTGGTTTACGGCGAACCCACTACTTAAGTTCGCATTCCCGGACGGGATCAAGTCGATGCTGGTGGCGTTCCTGGTCGCGTTCGCGGCGGCGCAGAATTTCGATACATCGGTCTGGAAGGACATCCCCATGGTGGCGGCGCTTCCGGAAACCACGATCACAGTGATGACAGCAGTGATTACGTGGGCGATCTCGAGCTTCATGAAGCGCGAGGGCTATCTGGACGCGGTCTACAAGGCGAAGCCGACGGCAGACTATCACCTGGAGACGATCAAGGGCATCTCGCTGCGACGTACGCCGGTGCCGCCAGCGGGCACGTAGACAGCGAAGCCAGCTCGTGGCGGACAAGGCAGCGAGCTGGCTTCCCATGGATCAACTCCTATGGCGGCAACCCAGGTAATCGGACGGGCGGAGTTCAAACGGCTGGTCATACTCGTCGACGAGCATGACAAGATACTGGTCCGAGGAAACGGCGAACCCAGCCTGCAAGAGGATGTGCGCAACATATTCAAGATGGTCGAGGAACTCGTGAATGAGAAGACAGAACGGAAACAGCGGGCAGAAGAGGAAGCCAAATACCGACGGCGTGCATGGATGACGCCGTTGATCGCGTCCGCCGTGTCGGCAGCGTTCGGCGTGGGGGGAACGCTGCTGCTGTTCTACATACGCTTCGCGCCGCTGCTGGATCGGATTGCGGAGGGGAGGTGACAGATGGAACGCGAGCACATTACTGAGCGAGCGCACGGGATCGACGTAAGCCATCATCAGGAGAGCTTCATCTTCGCGAAGACGACCGGGCAGATCGACTTCGCCATCGCCAAATTCAGCCAGGGCTACAACATTCCGTACAGCAACGGCAGCCTGCACGACTGGACTGATTTTCGCAGGATCTGGGACCAGGGCGTGGCGCTGGTGCCGATCCGCGGGCTTTACCACTACCAGATGGGCGGCTACTACTCGTGGGAGCGCCAGGCGAACGAGGTACTCGAGCAGATGTTGAAGCTCGAGCCGAAGCCACACATGCTCTTCCTGGATGTCGAGAAGATCGGCAACGTCGTCGACAAGACCTTCCTGGCCGACTCGCTGCGCATGCTCCTCTTCTGGGAAGCGAACGCGCCGGCCGGTGTGAAGGTGGGGGGCTATTGGAACAAGGATATTGCCGAGAACTACATCATGCACATTGGACTGGCCGAGTATGGGCCGGAGTTTGTGGATCAGTTCAGACGCCTGGGTGACTGGTATGCCCAGTATTGGCTCTTCTATGGTCCCGACAAGCAGCCAGGACTTTCGAAGCTGAGCCCGAATTGGAAGATCTGGCAGTACACGGACCGGGGCGACAGCTTCGTGTACGTCAACGGCGAACAGTGGCGGCACTACGGCAGCCCGGACCTGAACGTCTTCAACGGATCGGTGGCGGATATGCGCGCCTGGCTGGGCCTGGACGCGCCGGCGCCGCAGCCGCCTGCTGGCGACGGGCTGCTGCATGCGACGCTGCCGGATGGATCGACATACACGGGGCTTCTGCCGGACTTCTGCAGCACGTATTGCGTGACTACTCTCCCTGCTGACGGCGCAGGGACTGACGCGGAGCCGGAACCGGTGCCCGAGCCGCAGCCTGAACCTGCGCCTGAGCCCGAGCCTGGTGTGGTTGACGAGCGGAAGTACGGCATCCTGAGGAAGCAGGTCATCGAGAACGGGCTGACACTGGCGGGCAAGTTCACGCCTGCCACGGTGCAACTGCAGGATAAACCGATCCCGGACAGCCGGAAAGGAGCGCCGATCCCGGTACTGCCTTCGGCATGGGAGTACATGCGGAAGATCAACGACGACGCGGGCTACAAGTACGCGCGATCGGTGCACATGATGTGGATCAACAGCGACTACGGCGAAGGCGAGACAGCGCACGCCGAGTCGATCGCGTGCCAGCTCAACTTCGTCAGCTGGAAGCGGGAGGAGAACCGCTGTGCGGGCCTGGAGTGCTTCCCGAACACGCAGGATTTCTCCGGGTTCGATCCGGCGAAGACGAACTGGTACACGCGGCCTGAGCTGTTCTTCAAGGCGATCGCCACGAACCTGGACAACAGCCAGTACATCAACGTGGCCAAGGACGTGGACTGCTTCATCCTGCTGATGGCGCGCAAGAGCAACAACGGGACGGGAGAACTGTGGCTGGCGCTGGATGAGATCGAGCCGTTCCCAGCGCTGCCGATCGAGGTGACGGTGGCATACGACGGAGTGCGGATCCGTGAGAGAGCCGGAATCGATGCCGAGATCCTGGGACGCCGCAACCGTGGGGACAAGGCGACGATCCTGGAATACCGGCCGCTTGGGGCGTCCGTCTGGGGCCGTACCAGGGACGGATGGATCTGCCTGCTGTATGCGCCACTCGCGGGAGTGCGGCAGTTCATGACGAGCTGGAGGCTGGAGACGCCGGGAGTGATCCCGCCGGGATGATCCCGCCGGGATGATCCCGCCGGGATGAGACCTCTCCCCCAGCCCCTCCCCTGAAGGGGGAGGGGAGTGGATAAGGACATGCCGATCAGGAAGACGCCGGTTTCGCAGTTGGAACTTGAGGGCTTTGCCCAGAAGGTCTCGGAAGCAGAGGAGGCCGGGCAGGGCCTGAAACCGTTGACGGCGCAAGAGGTCCGCGAGCGGATGATGAAGGCGAAGGCGATCTTCAAAGCGAAGCTGGACGCCGGCGAGCTGCCGGACTACATGCGGAACTACAACCGCCTGCTGATGGCCGGCGTGCCGTTTCGGATCGCGCTGTACATCACGTGGGTGACGATCCCGCGGAAGTATCGCTGGCCGGAGACGCAGGAGGAGCTGGCGACGGAACTCATGGGCCTGACTTCGGACAGGGCGATTGCCACATGGCGCAGCAAGTATCCATACATCGATCACATGATCGCTGACCTGCAGTCGGAAGAGCTGCTGGAATTCCGGCCGGGGGCGATCGCAGCGATGGGGCAGGTGATCTCGGACCCGACGTACCGGGCGACCCAGGAGCGCAGGTTGTATCACGAACTGATGGGCGACCTGGAGAAGAAGGTGAGCCTGTCGATGCCCGGCGTCGGAGTGGGCAAGGACGTGCTGGCAGTGCTGGACAAGGTGCCGACGGATAAGCTGCTGGAGATGCTGGGGCCGGAGTTGATGGGGTTCGTTGAGGAACTGAAGAAGGGCGAGGAGGCGGGCTCCCTGCCCCTCGTGGGGCAGGGACTTGCGGTGCGGGCTGGAAGCCCGCCCGCGGCGGGGACTGGCGATGGCGGCTCGACGCCGCCTCGCGGCGAGGACGAAGAAGACCATGCTGCCTAGCGCGAGCATACCGACGAAGGCGATCAAGGAGGTGCTGGCCAACAGGCTCATGGCGCAGCGGAACTTCCTGCCGTTCTGCCGGTTCATGGACTCGAAGTATCCGTGGCAGACGCCGCACATCCAGATGATGACGTCGAAGCTAGAACAGGTGGAACGATACATCGAGACCGAGGGTAAGGAGGGGATCGGGCGATTGATCGTGCTCATGCCGCCTCGCTATTGGAAGAGCCAGACGGTGAGCCGTAAGTTCCCGGCCTGGGTCCTGGGGAAATTGCCGGATACGTCGATCATCCTGACATCCTATGGCGCGAACCTTGCCACCACGCACAGCCGAGAGGCGCGAGATCTGATCCTGACCGATCGGTATCAGAGCATCTTCGGGGCGATGTCGGCCAGGGATGAGCCCGTCGTGCTGGACCCGGACAGCAAGAGCAGCGCGCAGTGGGACCTGGATGGCCATAGCGGCGGCATGATCGCCGCCGGTGTGGGCGGCGCGATCACCGGCTTTGGAGCGAAACTCTTCTTGATCGACGATCCATTGAAGAGCCGGGACGAGGCTGAAAGTAAGACGCGCCGAGAAATGATCTATGACTGGTATCGCTCCACGGCATACACACGGTTAGAGGACGCGGCTGCCATCATTCTGGTCATGACGCGCTGGGATGTCGAGGATCTCGCCGGAGAGTTGCTGAGGATGATGGTCGAGGATCCGGAGGCCGATCAATGGGAGGTGCTGTTCCTGCCTGCAATTGCTTTGGAGGAGAAGGCCTACCCGACGACGCGTGAGGACTACCTGGAGAACCTGCTGCGCGGAATCTACATTCCGATGGGCGGGGATCAGTTGGGCCGAAAGCCTGGCGAGCCACTCTGGCCGCAAAAGCACGATGAGCGTGCCTTGAAGGCAATCCATGCGAACACACAGGATTTCGAATTCACGGCGCTGTACCAGCAGATGCCGCGTCTGGCGGCCGGGGAGTACTTCGACGACCGGGACTTCCAGATCGTGGAGAAGGCGCCGGAGGGGCTGGACTGGTACGCGTACATCGACCTGGCGCTGGGCGAGAGCGAGACGAGCGACTACAACGTGACCGGCGGCGTGGCGCTGGACAGGGATGGGAACCTGTACCTGCGCGATCGGCTGAAGGTGCAGGAATTGGAGAAGTTCCTGCCGGATGTGCGCGAGCTGATGCTTTCGGAGGACTGGCTGCACACGCACTGGGGCGTGGAGGACGTGGCGTTCCAGAAGCTGGTGTTCAAGGAGTTCATGAAGGACCCGGGGCTGGTGAACACGGACATCACGCCGGTGAAGCCTAATGGTGACAAGGTGCAGCGGGCGCAGCCCTGGCGCCGGCGAGCGAAGAACAGGAAGGTGTTCCTGGTGCGCGGCAAGTGGAACCTGGATTTCATTCGGACGGTGGCATCTTTCCCGAAGGGGAGGCACGACGACGACGTGGACTGGGTGAGCGGGAGCGTGCAGATGATCGCCGAGGAGGAAGGCGGGGAGAGGAAGACATCGACGAGCGAGGCAATTGTGGTGGATGCGGAGATGTTTGAGGCAGTGGGCGCGTAGCCCCACCCCTGGCCCCTCCCCATTTGGCACCTCCCTTCGGTCGGCGCAAAATGGAGAGGGGGGAAGGACTTTGATATGAAGATCAACAGCAGCAAGGTCAGCAAGAGATCGTGGGGCGATGTCGACAAGTCAGCGCTGGGGAAGGCGCTGGCGGACGGCTATGCCGAAGGTGACGTGACCAGGGCGCAGATCTCGGAGGTCTACGCCTACGTGCCGCCAGAGGCCTTCGGCAAGGATGCCGAAGGGAAGCCCGAGTTCTCCTACAGCAAGGCCTGGGGACCGCATCACGAGATCAGCGGCGGTGAGATCGTGCTGAACGCGGGCGGGCTGGGTGCTGCAGCTGCAGCCCTGGCGGGCGCCCGGAGCGAGCCGAGCCTGAGCACGGCGGCGAAGGCGAGTGCTGCGTCACATCTGCGCAAGCACTACCGGCAGAACAAGGAAGAAGTGCCGGAGGGGCTGAAGGAATCGTTCACGGTCGGCAAGGGACAGCCGCTGGAGGAGCTGGTCAAGGGGAGCATCTCGTACACGCTGGCAGCGATCGAGAAGGACTTCGCGCAGCAATTCCCGAATGAGCCCGGCGGGAACGGGCCGTTTTACTACATCGCCGAGACGTTCGCCGGCCATGTGATCGTGACGGGCTACGGCGCCGGGACCGACCTGGCGGCCGACGAGTATTTCCGCGTGCCCTACCAAGGCACGGATGCGGGGTACAGCTTCGCGCCGAGGAACGAATGGGAAATCGTGGAGCTGACCTATCAGCCGCAGATGAAGGAGGTCGCCGAGGCGGCATCCCTGCGACTCATGTCGCAGGGACTTGCGGTGGCGGCTGGAAGCCGCTCCGCGGCGGGAGCAAAGAAGAAGGGGAAGAAGTTCGAGGAGCACTTGGGGAATGTGATGTTACTGGAAGGCGAGGAGGGGAAGAGAAGCATCAAGGCAAGCGATGTGATAGTCGCCGACGTTGTCAATGGCAACGGGAGGCGTTATCCGGCCGGCGTGATCCGGGAGGCGGTCGATGAAGTGCGCGGCCGCCTGAACGAGACTGCTGGTCAAGGTCGGGCTGTTCAGATCCTGGGCGAGGCTGAGCATCCTTCCGACAAGGGCACGAGGCGATCCAACCTATTGGAAACGGTCGTGAAGTGGGACGAGGTCTCATTCGACGGCCGATCCGTGTCTCTGGGCGGCAATCTCCTGGCGACAAGCAAAGGCAAGGATCTCCTGGCGCTTATGGAAGGCGGGATCTCACCGGGCGTCAGTCTGCGCGGCTACGGCGAATCGAAATTGGTCAAGGAGAATGGCAAAAGCGTGGAAGAGGTGACGGAGGCGCACTTCACCGGGTTCGACCTGGTGCTGGAGCCCTCCTTCCCGGACGCGGAGGCCATGCTCGAATCAAAACAAGGAGATGACGAAGTGACTATCGAAGAGCTGTTGAAGCTCCTGAAGGAGCACCCCGAACTGTTCGAGGGTGTGACGGAAGCCCAGATCAAGAAGATGGGCGAGGCGCAGCTGAAGGCGATGGAGGAGAAGCTGCGTGAGGCGCTGGGCATCGATGCGAAGGCCAGCATCGCGGAGTCGCTGAAGGCGATGAGCGAGAAGGCAAGGAAGTTCGACGAGGCCGAGCGCAAGACCGGCATCGAGGCAGCGATCACCGAGGCGACGAAAGAGCTGCCCTACGGGAAGGAGATGAACGAGCAGTTCGTCGAGGCCGTGAAGGCGGCCAACCCGCAGGACGCAGCGGCCGTCAAGAGCCTGGTGGAGAGCAAGCGCAAGGAGTACGACGCGCTGGCCTCGAAGCTGAAGCTGGGGGGCATGGGCTTCAAAGGCGGCGCCAAGGGCACCGGCATGACCATCGGCTCAGTCCTCGAGGCGGAGACCGGCACGCCTGAGTTCGCAAAGGCGTCTTTCGAGTTGGTCGAGAGTCTGCGGAAGCGGGAGAACAAGCCCCAGATCGATCTGCGCAAGGCGGAGACGGCTTCGCAGGTATGGACAGCACGCCTGCTGGAGCGTTTCGACGTGCTGTTCAAGCAGCATCTGATCCAGGAGGCACGCCAATTCGCGGAAGCGGAGTTGACGACCGACCTGAACCTGCCGTATTCGGTGAGCCGGGCCGTGATCGAAGCTGCCTGGCCTGATCTCATCGCTGCCAACGTATTCGAGGTTGGCCTGATGGACGTCAGTCCCATGCGGCTTTACTATGAGCTGGCGCCCACAGCCGAAGCGGGTCTGGAAGACTCCATTGAGAGCGCCGAGACGGTTGTCTGCACGCTGCAGGACACCTGGTATGCGCTGGGGCACGGCCGGATCACACGGGGCACGCTGGTGGTGGAGAACGTTGCGGAGAACGTCGAGTACGTGGAAGGCACCGACTATGTGATCGACTATGCAGCCGGACGCATCAAGACCATGGGTGGGACCCTGACGGCGCCGAGCACGGTGCATGTGACAGAGTACGACTACATTGCCATGCGCGAAGGCGAGATGGCATCAATCCAGCGGATCAAGGTCCCGAACACGTACAAGGTGATCGAGGCAGCTGCCGACCGGCTGGCCGACCAGATCAGCCGCGAGGCGGTGTTGTTCAGCCGGTCGCAGCTCAACTGGGATGCCACCGCCCGGAATATGGCCGGCCTACTTAAGTACATGCGCCGGAAGATCGATGCGGGCATGATGTGGTCCGGGCTGAGCGCGGCACTGAGCCTGGGAGCCAGCAATGTTGCTGGGACCTGGACGGAGGGCATCACGCAGGACGATTACGCCGAGCTTGTGCGGCTGATCGGCGTGGCGAAGCGGATCGTCAGAAATCGGTTCTATCAGCCGACCAGCATTCTGTGCTCCGTGACGAGGGCTGAGGACCTATCGAACTGGACCGGGTTCAGCCGGATCGGCTTTGAAAATGCGATCCTCAATGCCACGGGCTATGCTGGCAATATCAAGGGCCTGCCAATCTTTGCCAGCACTGAGTGGCCGGATGAATGGATGCTGATTCACAACCGGCAACTTGTGCAGCACATGGTGTTCCAGCCCGTCACCATCAAGGGTCCATTCCCCACCTACGATTCGGAAGGCTTGCTGGTCGCTGCCGACCAGTTCTATGCCGAGGAGTTCAACGACACCGAAGCGCTTGTGCCTGAGAAGGGTGCGCTGATCGAGGTGGCGGAAGGATCGTAAGAGCCGTTGATAGTTGACGGTTGACCGATGTCAGAATCCCCCAGCCCGCCGGTCGCGGATCGTCGGGCTGGGGCAAGGAGTAGGAGATGGCTGATTTTATATTCAACATTGCGAAGGGACGTGTAGCGGAGTACGCAAACCGCGTCAAGCAGAACGACCCAAGCACGGCACGTCTGGTGATCGTGCCTCTTGAGGCGAGCGGACTGGAGGCTCAGTCTGCGCTGGAGGATTCGGTCAGCATGGCGGAGGTGCTCGATGGGGCCACCAACGAACAGACCACGATGGGCCGGAAGTATCTTACGGATGCGGAAGCCATCGTCGTCACGCCGGATTACACCAACAACAGACTGGACGTCGACATCCCGGACATCACATGGAGCGGAGCGACCGGGAACGCGCTGGGGGCGCTGGTGGTTGGATACGACCCAAATACCTCGGCCGATTCAGCCATCATACCGCTGACCCACCATACGTTCGCCGTGACGCCTGACGGATCCGACATTGTCGCCCAGATCGCGGCTGCGGGGTTCTTCCGGGCAACGTAGTTCGCTATGGCTGTAAACCTGCAGCAGACCCATTTCCGCTTTGGCATCGACGAGCTGGCCGAATCGACGCATGGCTGGTATGCCGCCGAAGATGCCAACCCAACCCATACATGGGGCTTTGCTACCGTCTTCCTACTTCGGTTCACGGAACAGGAGAACGGTGGCACGGCCATCAGTAATGTCGATGCCCAGCTGCAGTACAAGAAGAACGCGGGAGCCTGGACCAATGTCACTACAACTTCATCCGTCGTGAAGGCTGTGGCGGCGGCTGCACTAACCAACGGCGGAGACTGCACCAAGCGGCTATCGGGCACGGGTACGTTTGAGGCATCGGCCGCCGGTCAGTGCGAGGACGGTCTCTCTGGCGGCAACTCGAACGACATCATCGCCAGCGGCAACTCAGAGACGGAATACGGTCTTCAGTTCGTGACGGCTGACCTCGCCAACGGCGACGTGGTGTACTTCCAGATCACCAGCCCGGACACCACGATCACCTACACCGTCTACCCCGCCATAACGATCGTCAAGCAGACCACCATCGCTGCTGCCCAGGCGACCGAAACCGACGCGGGTCAGACTGTCTTAAAGGTGAAATACCGGGCGGCAACCCAGGCCTCCGAGGCCGACGCAGTCCAAGCCGTCACTGCCCTGAGGGTGAGGTATGTGGCGATAGGGCAATCCGTTGAGGCCGAGGCGAGCCTATCAGCGGCAACCCGGAAGATGAAGGGAATCCTGCAGCCCTTAGAGGGAGAACTATCACAGGCATTTGCATCCGCAAAGCAATGCGCGACGCTGCAGGCCGGCGAGACCGAGTTATCGCAGCCGGTGCTCGCGGTCAAGCACCTGGCATTGGCACAAGTTGCGGAGACCGACGCCACTCAGGCTGTGGCCAGGATCAAAGTCAGGGCCGCTGATCAGCTGTCCGAGGTCGATCTCTCACAGGAATTTGCACACACAAAGCAATGCGCGGCACTGCAGGCCGGTGAGACCGAGTTATCGCAGCCGGTGCTCGCCGTCAAGCGGCTGGCGCTGGCGCAAGTTGTCGAGACCGACACCGCTCAGGTGGTGATGCTTGCCTCGGGGGCGATGATGGAGCCGGTCGGTCAGGCCATCGAGGTCGACCTTGCAACCTTGCTGTGGCACCAGAAAGTTGTGATCGTTCAGCCCTCGAGCGAAGCCGACCTATGCCGGCCGATCATCGAGGCGGTCGCCGGGATGGTGTACGTCGATGTGACACAGGCCGAAGAGACGGATCTGGCAGGATCGATCTTCTATCCGAAGTGGATTGCGGTCAGCCAGGCCAGTGAGATCGAGACTGCCGGCATCATCAGACCGCTGATCGAGCGCGGCAACGAGAAGGGATTTGTTACGCCATGAATCTCCGAATCAACCAAGCCAAGTTGATCGTGTTCGTCATGGTGGACGATAGTGACGTGGAAGTCAGTGGCCTGGGGGATGCATTCGATGTTCTTATTTCCAAGAACGGCGCGGCCTTTGTTGCCGGCACCGGTGCGAAGGCTGAAATCGGAGACGGTTGGTACAGCTATAACTTGAATGCGGAAGAGATTGATACCGTCGGCCCGCTGGCAGTAGCGATCACGGCAGAGGGTGCGGCCCAGCAGAATCTTCTATACCAGGTTGTGGGAAGCGGCCCTCAAGAATACACGCCATCCACTCCTGGGGCCATGCTAGTTGCGGACCTGGTTGAAAAACTAACTGAAGATGTTCCCCCGAGAGGGGGTGTGCCGTCGGAGGGCCAATACGAGCGCATGGTGAAAGAGGCCGTGCGTGATTTCGGGCGCAGGGCTGGGAGAGTGAAGAGGGCGACGATCGCGGTCACGGCAGGAACGGCGACGTATGACCTGCCGGCAGATTTCTTGAAGATGATCACGCTGTTTGGGCTGGTCGCTAACGACGGGATCATCAACACGCCGGAGGGATTGATCCCGATCTCGGCGGGGTTCCGAGAGAAGTACACGATCGCGGCCCGGGAAATCACGTTCTATCCAACGCCGACCTACACGCTGACCCGATACATTTCCTACAAGGCCGGGTGGGTGATCAGCGGGGACGACGATTACACGGAGGCCTACGAGGAGATGACGGAGGAGGAGGCGGAGATCATCCTGTTGAAGGCGAAGAGCCTGGCACTGGAGCTGCAGGCGAACCTGACGGCCAGTGACGGGTGGCGATACCAGATCGGGGACGAGATGGTCGACAAGAGCGGGCAACAGACCGCGTACAAGGTGCGGATGGACGCGGCCGAGAGCGAGTACCTGAAGGCCGTGGAAACGTACAACGGCAATACCGGAATGGCAGGATAGATGCTGACGAGCGAGGACCGGGCCAGGATGCGGGCGGATCTGAAGGCGATCCGGGACGATCGGCCGGCGAGCGTGGTGATCCGGAGGGGGGAGACGACGCTGGCGGCGCAGACGGTGAGGATCGCCAGGGTCGGGCGGGGATATCGGTTCATCAGCGGCCAGGGCCGTGAGGATCGGGCGAACGTGCTGGCCATGGGAGACACGACCTTCGATGTGAAGGTCGACGATCGCTTCACGCACGAGGGAACGGTATACCAGGTCATCTTCGTGCGGCCGAACCGGGACGCGGCGATCACAGCCGAGGCCGTGGCGGTGCAATGAATGCCCCTGCACCTCGTGGTGCAGGGACTTGCGATGGCGGCTCGAAGCCGCCTCGCGGCGGAGCGCATCATAACGATGGCAACTGGAGGATTCACGTGGGTGGTGGCGCCAGAACAACAACTGATCCCGAACATCGAGGCGTACGGGAAGAAGGCGCTGGTGGCGGTGCAGGCGGTGGCCACATATTGGGGCCAGCAGGTCCAGGACGCGGCGCGACAGGGCGCACCCTGGGAGGACCGGACCGGGAATGCACGCAGCGGATTGTTCTTCGCGGTGGATGGCTTCGGCATGGCGCCCGTGACGGGGACCGTGACGCCGGATGTCGACGTGGACGCCGCAGTGGTCTACGGCGTGAACTACGTGAATCGCGGCAGGAAGGGCGACATTACGATCGAGGAGGGGGACGACGACACGCTGATCATCGTGCTGGCGCACAGTGTCTTTTATGGAAAGTTCCTGGAATTGTCGAACGCCGGCCGGTATGCGATCGTGATGAGCACGATCCTACGCAATTTGCCGGACCTGGAGCGGATGGTGAAAGAGATATTCGAATGATGCCCGTGCTGGCCGTTCAAATGCACAAAGGAGACAAAGTGAATGTACGCGCGAAATTCAAAGTTGTGTCGGTTACGCAGCATACAGATTATGTTGCGGCCAGGACCATCAAACTGGCACCCGTTTATGACGAGTCGATTCCCGAGGACAGGCGTTTTGCCCAGGCAACACCAAGTGGCGAGCTCACCATGTACGTGAATAATCCTGCCGCCATCGAGGCATTGCCGCTCGGCAAGTTCTTCTATCTTGACTTCACGCCGGTGGAGTAGCCTCACCCCCAACCCCTCTCCAAATGGACCTCCGCTTTGCTGCGGCAATTTGGAGAGGGGGGAAAGATAAAGCATGGCGCTGCGTGATGTGATCAATGCAATCTTCGGAAGGAACAGGCCCGCCGTGGTGACGACGGCCGAACCCGCTGCCGCGTCTGCAGCTCCACTCGGAGCCATGGCAGGAAGCGGTGGCGCGACGGCGATCTACGAGCGGATGAAGTCGGAGCAGGACCGGGTGGTGGTGGTCAAGCTGTGCCGCCAGATGTACAAGACGGATCCGCGGGTGAGCAAGGCGCTGAGGACGTATGCACGGGACCTGGTGCGCAGCGGGTTCTTCGTGAAGACCGACAATGCGAGGGCTTCGGAGACGGCGCTGGCGCTGCAGAGGCGGCTGAACCTGAACCAGAAGATGGAGGATGCGGTCCGCCTGTCAGGCAGAGACGGGGATTCGTTCTATGAGCTGGTGGTGAACGAGGCGATGGAGATCATCGAGCTTTCGCGCAAGCCGACGCTGAACATGCGCAGGAACAGCAACAGCTACGATCGGTTCAACGATGCGGCGCGGGCATTCTGGATGGCAAAGGATTATTTCTTCGGGCTGGAGCCGCCAGCGGATGCGATCTGGTTCGCGGACTGGCAGATGATCCATGCGCGCTGGGACCACGACGAGGAGAACCGTTACGGCATGCCGATGATGGCGCCGGCGACCGGGGCGTTCAAGCGGGTGACGGAGGGGGAGGTGGACATCGCGGTGCGGCGCAAGGTGCGGGCAGGGATGCGGCTGCTGCACGTGGTGGAGGGCAGCGCGGCGGACGTGGAGGCCTACAAGGAGAAGAACAAGATCGCCCTGGATAACCCGTTCGCGGCGCAGATCGATCTATTCTCGAACAAGCCGGGCAGCGTGACGAGCCTGCAGGGGGACGCCAAGCTGAATGAGATTGACGACATCATGCACCACATTGAGACGATGTTCACGGCGAGCGATGTGCCGATGCCGCTGATCGCCTACGGAGGCGAACTGAACCGGGACGTGCTGGGAGAGAAGCGGGCGGAGTACGAGGAGACGCTGAACCAGGGGCGGGAGTGGGCGACGGATCAGATCATCAAGCCGCTGCTGGAGCGGCAGTGGCTGATGAAGGGAATCCTGCCGGAGGGGCTGAAGTACGAGATCATCTGGCGGACGGCGAAGAGTCTGACGCCGACGGATATCCGGGACCTGGCGGATGCAGGGATGCGGCTGAAGCTGCTGGGCGTGAAGGACGAGGTAGTGCAGGCGATCATGGCGAAGTATCTGCCGGGCGTGGATATCGATATCCTGACGGGCCAGGGGATCGATACGCAAAGGTATGCGGACATGCTGAAAGGGTTGAGCATTTGATGGGCCAACTTAGAAAAGACATGAGCGAGCTGGACAGAGTCGGTCAAGCGGGGGACTGGTGCTTCGAGGGTGACGATCTGGGTATGTTTATCCGCTATGGGGCCAGCTTCGAGCAAACGGTGCATGTCTACATTCATCCAGAAATGGAGGGACACTGGCAGTGGGACGGCAACCGGGAAGCGCCAACACTGTCACCGTCTATCCGGGTGCATTACCAAGGCGAGGATGGCCAGGACGTCGAATTGTGGCACGGCTTTCTTAGAGCCGGAAGTCTGGAAACTGCGTGAAGACTGCCGAGTTGGTTCAGCAGTTGGAGAAGGTGCCGCTGGGGCGGATGTACCAGGCCTCGCAGAAGGCGATGGTCCGGCTACATCTGTATTTCACCGGGCAGACGCATGAGATGCTGCTGGACTTCGGCGAGAGGGCGCGGGGGATCATCCTGAAGCAGGGCGGGAGCGAGGGGAAACTGGACGGGATACGGGGCTACGCGGCGCAGCAGGAGCTGATGAGAGCCTGGGGCGACGTGGTGGATCGGTGGGCGAGATTGTTGACGACGGCGCGCAAGGAGGCGGGGGCGATCCCGTTCGGCGTGCTGGCGCTGATGCATGAGAGGCTGATCGCACCACTGGCCAGTGCGTCGGCGGGCTCCCTGCGACTCATGTCGCCCTCTACCGAGGGCCTACGGCAGGGACTTGCGGAGGCCGCTGGAAGCGGCCCCGCGGCGGTGTTCGAGCCGCAACTGAGGCGTCTGCTGGATGTGGCGGCCGAGTACCTGTACGGGGACGGGCTGAACCTGTCGATGCGGATCTGGAGCATGGACCGGGATACACGGGACGGGATCAACGCGGTGATCATGAACGGTGTGGCAAACGGGGCGAGCGCCTGGGACCTGGCGGAGCAGCTGGAGCAGTTCCTGGGTGCGGGCAGAGACTGCCCACGGTGGACGTCGACGCGGCTATACGGCCGGACGAAGAGCGAGATCGCGGCCGGGGACCTGGGGGGCCTGCTGAGCGGTGATGAATGCGATGGGAGCGGCGTGGCGTACAACGCACTGAGGCTGGCCAGGACGGAACTGCAGAAGATCCACGCGCTGGCGACGGACAGGGTGCTGGCCATGCAGCCGTGGGTGGAACTGGAGCAGTGCAACCTATCGCCGGCGCACCCGGAGCCGGACGAGTGTGACGACGTGGTCAACGGCGGGGAGAAGAACGACGGCCGCTATCCGGTGGGGACGATCGAGTATCCGCTGCATCCGAACTGCCTGTGCTACAAGACGGCGGTGCTGATGGACTCGAAGGCCTTCACGGCCAGGCTGAAGGCCTGGATGCGCGACGAGGAGGCGTGGGCGGAGATGGACGCGTATGCGGAGGGGCTGGGCGTGGGCCTGGGGACATCGATGCTGGAGCAGCCGGTGGTGCAGGCGCTGGCGGTGTGGCTGATGGGCGGGGCGCTGGAGACCTGGCTGAAATGACATTCATCGATGACGTGAAGGCGGTGCTGGCGACGGACGACGTGCTGATAACGCTGCTGACCGGGGGGTTCTACAGCGGGAGCGAAGTGCGCGAGATCAGCAGGCAGAACACGCCGGCGGCGTTCGACGAGAACCAGGAGATCATGCCGTGCCTGCTGGTGGTGGAGACCATAGAGTACCGATCGGGGCCCTATCGGCGGTCGATGCTGACGAACTTTGGCGTGTATGTCTATCAGCGGGCGGGGTACGACGTGATCAAGCAGGCGATGGACAGAACCTTCGACCTGCTGCACGAGGCGAAGATCGGCGAGGGGACGTGGCAGGTGCTGTTCGCGAACAGTGTGCTGAACCAGGACGATCCGGCGCTGGGCTGTTCGATGGAGACGATGTTCTTCACGGCGGCCAGGATGCGGCCGGTCATGGAGATCGAGGGATCGTGAGACGTGTGGTGTGACCCTTGCACCTCGTGGTGCAAGGACTCGTGCTGGGGGCTCGAAGCCCCCGCACTTCGGGGCTTGCGATGGCGGCATGACGCCGCCTCGTTACGGAAGGATAGGTGAGCATGAGGATCAGATACAAGGGCAAGGCGACGGTGAGGACGATCATGCAGTATCGCTGGGACAAGGCGAACGGGTACGTTTGTGATGTGCCCGATGAGCTGGCGGCGAACCTACTAACGTATCCGCGGCCGGACTTCGAACTGGCGGAGAGGAACCCGCGGGAAGCGAAGGCGAGGATAGAGAGGAGCTTATCGGACAAATCTCGAGTGCGCAGGGGGCCGGACGAGGGCAAGGGCTAATTGTCGATACCTGCCCCACGTGGGGCCCTGGAAAGGGCGCCAGGACAGGCAGGCATTTGTCCTTGGAAAAACGCCAAGGATCTAGGACGATGCGGGCTTGAGGCCCGCTCGCGACGGGAGATAACAGATGGCAGACAAGAGTTCGGCATACGGTGAGAAGAATTTCGGGCTGCACGGGGTGAAGTTCGTGAGCATCGACGGGCTGACGGTGGTCGATCTGCCTGCAGCGCAGACATTGGAGTTCAAGGAACGCGTGATCTCGGCCGAAATGGCCGGGGACGACGCGATCCAGGCGATCCAGACGGTCCCGATCGCCGTGGATTGGGGGATAGATCATGGCGGGATCCCGCTGGCGGCTTACGCGCTGATCACCGGGCGCACGCTGGCGGTGGACGGCGTCTCGCCGGCCGAGTCGGCGACGCTGCAGGGGACAGTCGGACCGTTTCCCTATTTCCAGATCTTCGGCAAGAGTCTGGACGATAGCCTGGGCGACCTGCATTGCAAAATCTTCAAGGCGAAGCTGACAGAGGCCCCCGAGGGCAAGTTCGAATATGGCAAGTTCTTAATACTGAGCATAAAGGGCACGGCGGTGGCCGGGCCGGACGGCTTCCCGTATGAGTTCGTGGCGCACGAGACGGCCGAGGCGCTGGAGCTGCCGGGCAGCGGATCGTAGGACCACGATTTCAGATTGCCTGTCCGGCAGCATAGGGCGCTGCCGGACAGGCAGATGGCCTGGATGCCCATGGCACCTCACGGTGCCAGGGCTTGCGATGGCCGCTCGAAGCGGCCTCGCGGCGGAGGACTGGAATGACCGGGAATAGCAAGAGAAGGATCCCTGCGACTCATGTCGCCCTCTATCGAGGGCCTTCGGCAGGGACTGGCGACGACGGCTCGAAGCCGCCTCGCGGCGGAACCCTGGCCGAGTGGCGGGCGAAGCAGCTGCGCGAGGTGACGCTGCCGAGCGGGCTGGTGGTGAGGCTGCGGAACGTGACAATGACGGACCTGATGCTGACCGGCAAGCTGCCGGAGCCGATCCTGGACATGGCGGAGGAGGCGAACCGCAACGGGCAGGAGGCGATGGACCTGAAGGCGGTGGCCAAGAACGCCGGGCAGTTCGCGGAAATGCTGGACCTGATCACGAAGCTGAGCCTGGTGGAGCCGCCGCTGGCCCTGGACGGCAAGCCGGATGAGGAACACCTGACGCTGGCGGAGATCTCCGGCGACGACAAGATGGCGATCTTCAATTTGATAAATGGAGGGACAGCCGAGCTGCGCCCCTTTCGTGAGGGAGAGGACGAACCTGTGGAGACTGCACGCGATGGGGGAGGCGTACGGGGTGCGGCCGAGCTCGATCATGGGGCTGCAGGATCCGAGGCTGGCGTTCCAGTTCGATGAGGCGTGCCTGATGGCGGGGCGGCAGCTCGAGAAGGAACTGATTGACGGCGGCCCTGCTACGGTGCCAGGAAAATACAGCGCGCCGGATCCGAACCGGATCGTGAAGAGGAAGATGGACGCGAGAGGTCTGTGGTAAATGGCGATCAATCTGGGCAGCGCGTACGGCAAGGTGACGATCGACGCCAGCGGGGTGAAGAGCGGCGTTTCCACAGCAACGGCCAGCCTGCAGGACCTGTCGAAGCTGGGGATGAGCATCGGGCGCGAGATGCAGAACATCGGGCGGGCCATGACCATCGGGATCTCACTGCCGTTGATCGGGATCGGAGCGGCTTCGATCAAGGCGGCGAGCGATCTGAACGACGCCAGGGGCAAGATGCGCCTGGTGTTCGGCGAGATGTCGGATGATGTGCTGGCGTGGTCGAAGACGTCGGCGGATGCGTTCGGGCAGAGCCAGCGCAAGGCGCTGGAGGGCGTGGCGGACTTCGGCCTGCTGTTCACGCAGATCGGTCTGACGACCGGCAAGGCGGCGCAAATGTCGCAGAGCATGGTGCAGCTGGCCTCAGACATCGCGGTCTTCAAGGGCATTGATCCGTCGGCCGTGTTTGAACTGCTGAAGTCGGGCTTGGTCGGCCGGGGCATGGAACTGAAGAAATTCGGCATCGCCCTCTCGGATGCGACCGTCAAAGCGAAAGCGATGGAGATGGGGCTGCAGGACGCGAACGGCGATTTGAGCGAGGGCGCGCTGGTGCAGGCCCGGTATGCGCTGATCATGGAAGGTACGACAAAGATGCAGGGCTTCTTCGCGAAGAGCCAGGGCGACGTAAGCGTGCAGACCACGATCATGAAGGCAAAGCTGGAGAATTCGGCGGCGATGCTGGGGGAGCGCCTGATACCGATCGTGCTGAGGGTGGTGGAAACGTTGAACCGACTGCTGGACCTGTTCCTGAAGCTGCCCACGTCCGTACAGGATGGGATCCTAGTCCTCGGCGGGCTGCTGATCCTGATGGGACCGGTGATCGGGTTCATCGGATCGATCGTGAGCCTCGTCTCGGCCGTGATTGGGGCGATCGGGCTGCTGGGCACGGCCGGGATCTCGCTGGCCACAATCGTCGGCGTTGTGGGATCGATCGCGGCGGTGCTGGCGACGGTGGTATTCCCGATCCTGCTGATCATCGGGACGCTGGGGCTGTTGTACCTGGCGTTTCGGAACAACTTCGGCGGGATCCGCACGACGGCCGAGCAACTGTGGACAATCCTGAAGTGGGGCTTCTCCACGATGTGGAGGAACCTGGTGACGTGGGCGCAAGAGGGGATGTTCAACATCGGGGAGGCCATGAGGAGCGGGGCGGAGCGCATCCGCATCGACCTTTCCGGCCTAACGAACTGGATGGAGACCGCCTGGCGGAACACGATGGACTGGATGGCACGGATGGCAGCTTGGGGAAGGAACGCGATCTTCACCGTCTTCCGGGTGGACTGGGCGGCGCTGGGGAGGTCGATCATTAACGGGATCGTCAGTGGATTCAACAGTGGGCTGAGCCTGCTGGTGGAGGCAGCGCGGAAGGCGGCGCAGGCGGTCCTAGACACGATTCAGAAGACTCTGAACGCGCATTCGCCCAGCATGGAGACGTTCAAGCTGGGCCTGATGGCCGGTGAGGGCTTCACCCTAGGCATGGCGCGGGGGATCGATCCGCGGGCGATCGCCAGGATGGTGGCGCGGCCGGTGCAGCAGATGAGCACGAGCCAGCAACAGCAGTTGACGGTGAACCTGGCGGGCGGGCTGAGCCTGCAGCAGGCGAGCGTGATGATCGCCGACAGTGAGGAGCAGATGCTGGAGAACATGCAGAAACTACTGGGCGGTGGCTGATGGAGCAATTCGAAATTGGGACGACGCTCCCCGTGGCGACTCATGTCGCCAGGGCTCGTCGTGGCGGCTGGAAGCCGCCCGACGTCGGAGGATAGATGTCGGACTTTGAGATAGGAACCACTCTGGAAGAGATGACGAACGTGGAGCAGCTGGCAGAGCCGCTGCCGGCGCCGCGGTCCACCTATCAGGATTATTCGGCGCTGGTGCAGCTGGGCTCCGGGGCATCGATCGGGCAGGGATTCCCGACTGCGACGTGGACCTTCGGGACGCTGACGACGGCGCAACGGGACCAGCTGAAGAGCTTCTGCACGGGCGCCTCGGCGACGGTGTACATCCAGACGAAACTGAGCAGCGAGGACGGGGGCGCTGACGAGTATGCAGTGTTTTCGGCGATCATGAGCTGGCCATTCCCTGAACCGGGGCGGGCCTATTCGATGCGCAACAACTACGTGATCGAGTTCACATTTTTGGAACTTCAGGAGGGATCGTAGTGGCCGATTCTTGCGACTCATGTCGCAAGGACTTGCGATGGCGGCTGGAAGCCGCCTCGCGGCGGGGCAGCCGATGCGGAAACAGGAATTATGGCTAGAGCACTGATAGATCCCGAGCCAGCGCTGCTGCGAGGGCCGCGGCAGAGGACGCGGCTCTTCGTGGATGCCGACTTGCCGCCGGTCGTTTTTGCATGCCGCGTGAACCAGAGTTTCACGAGCAAGGACATGGTGCTGGAGGTCATATATGACCTCGACGGAGTGACGATCGAGGGCGTTTACACGGATGTGCTGGCGGGGATGACCATATTGATCGGATCATCGCAGGGGGACGACGACCTGGGCAGCTGCCGTGCCCGGAAGTCGGAGGTCGTCGGGGCGGCGGCGGATGCCACACACTTGTACATCGGGCTGACCTCGGAGATCGTCTGGGCGGACAATATCTTCATGACGGTGATCGCGGATTGGTGCCTGTGGGCGAAGCCACTGGTGGTCAATGAGGGCGAGGCAGTGCTGGTGGACGGGGAGACCGCCTACAACGGCCAGAACGCGAACTTCGCGCCGGTGATCGTGGCGGGCCCGGCGCGGCGTGTGGCCAGGCTCGAGGGCGATTATGTCGACGTGGCGTTCGACCTGTCTGGTTCGTGGGTCCTGGGATCGAGCATCAGCTCCCGATCGGTGAGTGCGCCGGGGGGAACGGTGACGGGCGGGGGCACGGCGACGCCGGTCGTCCGATATGCCGCGACGGGGCGATACTGGATCGCGTTCACAGCGGGGGCGGTGAATGGGAAGAGCAGCACGGCCTATCGAACGGTGCGCATCTTCTCGGATGCCGATCCACTACTGACGGTGTTCGGGCCGCCGGAGGGATCGGGCGATTATGACGACGGCGGATGGCGGCTGGGACTGAATGTCTACTTGCCGCAGTCGACGCTGGAGGTGATCCGCAAGCATGCGATGATCACGCTCGTGGCGGAGGACTGGTACGACGACACGAAGATCAGCATCGGCCCGGTGGCTGGATCAGAGAATGTGGTGGCGATCGGCTGGCTGGCCACGGATGAGATCCGGGCGAATCCGAGAACGGGCGGGACGGCGAGGCTGGAGGTGCTGGGGCCACAGGCCTGGCTAGACCGGATCGGGACGTCGATGCTGGGACTGAACAATGCTACCGCGACACCGGGGGAATGGAATGAGGTGCAGCAGCTGACGGTGGACAAGGCGCTGCAGCACATCATCACCTGGCGGTCCACGATCGCCGCAGTGATGGACGTGTATCGAAGCGACGACGGCCGGATCGCGGATATATTCCCGAATTCGGAGACGACGCTGTGGGGGCAGCTGGCAGCGATCGGGGCGCGGATCCTGGCCAGGCCGCTGTGCGACCGCTATGGCAGGCTGTTCCTGCGGATCGATCCGCAGTTCGTGGCCGAGGACGACCGATCGGCATTTCCGACGGTGATGACGGTGGAGAAGGGGGATTGGCGGGACGAGCTGGTGATGCGGCAGAATATGGAGCAGGTGACGCAACTGCTGCAGGTGGCGAGTCTGGCCGGAGGCGGAGAGCAGCAGGCGATCTACAGCCTGGCAGCGGGGCACATCTTGAAGCACTTCGGATCGCAGGCGGTGAGCGCGGAGGCGGACCTGATCGTGGCGAGCCAGGAGCAGGCGAACGAGATCGCCGGGCTGCGGCTGGGACGGGCGAACCGGGAATTCGATTTCGAGATCCCGCTGGCACAGAACAATCGCATGGTGGACATCTGCCCGGAGCAGTATGTGGGACTGACACTCGAGGCAGGGGACACGCCGCGGGGGATCGAGTTCGACGGGCGCATCGTGGTGCGGCATATCGAGCTGAAGTACGAGATGAAATCGGGCTTCCTGTGGTTCGAGTGGAGCGGGGAGCAGGAGACCTTCGCAGAGAACACGGTGAACGGGGACATCCCCGTGGGCGATGAACTGCCGACGATGCCGGTGCTGCCGCCCCTGCCGCCCCTGCCGCCACTGCCGACAGATCCGGTCCTAGAGGAGTCGCCGGTCGGTGAGGACGGCCCGCCGAATGTGGTGCTGGCCATCCCGGGCAAAGGCATCTGGTACACCCAGGACTTCGACACGGAAAAGCCCCACTGGTACGGCTGGAGCTCGGGACTGGATACCGATGCGATCGACCACATCTGGGCCTTCGACATCTCGAAGACCTCGGGCCTGGCCATTCTGCACACACAGAAGTATGGGGGTGAGGGGCGATTATGGGTATCGCAGGGCCCGGGAGAGGAGTGGACCCTGCTGGCCGGTTCGACGACCAGCCCCGTGGTCATGGCGGCGGCACTCAATCGCGGTGTTGATGACGAGATCGCTGCGATCCTGCAGAGTGGATGGAACCAGCCGGGCAGATGGTACGTGGGCACGTCCGAGGGACTGACGGCCAAGGCTCTGACGGGCTTCAACGCGCACTGTGCCAGCCCCATGGTGTACGGGGCCGGAGTATGGACTGCCTGGAATTCGTGGATCCCAGTAGCTCTCTTGCAAGCCAATCGTGACGGTACATTCCTGCGGGCGACCAACTATGGGAACGGATCGGGTGCCGGCGGATATCTGTCGCGCGGGAATGTGAATGGGGCGACCTTCATCATGTGGAACCGCTCGCCGGGTTTTGCATGCACGCCGGATAACGGACTGAACTTCATAGAGATCAACACTAGTCCCCCGGCTCGCTGGGAGGGTGTGGGTGCGGATCCCCTGGGGCGCTACATCATGGTCTCACAAACATATATCACGGTGAAGTCATCCGACCACGGGGCAACCTTCGGGACCATCATCGGGGCATACGGCAACGGTGCGGTGTGGAACCTCGGGGACAGCCAGAACTGGCTCATTCAAACGGGCCTGACGGTGTACTTCTCGCATGACTTCGGGACCACGTGGGTCGATCGACGGGGCGATCTGCAGACGCAGCTCGGCATCGGGTGGCTTGCTGTGGCCGTGAGGAACTTCTAAGATGGCAAAGGTCGACAGGCTGCGCAAGTCGCTGCAAACTCGGCTGGATCCGTATCAGCTGAAGCCCCACCAGTGGGTGGGGGTGATCGGGAACGCGGCGGGGGAGGTGTATCCGGACAGCAGCGACCGGCGATTCATCTGGGTGCGGGATTTCGGCGGGGTGCCGCACACGGTATTCAACCAGCGCGTGCCGGCGATCGCCGGCTACCTGGTCAAGGTGGGGAGGAACCAGGACCGGCCGACGCTGGAGGAGGTGGTCGGCTGGATCCCGATGTGGGATGCGCCCTCGGTGCAGTCGTCCGTACCTATGCATGGGGAGATGCACGCATTCCCGAGCCATGACACCGTATGGGTGCACGGCGAGCAGTTCACGCCATGGATGGCGGTGCCGAGTGGGATGACGCTGACCATCTATCCGTCGGCCACGTCGACGCCGACGGGGTGGATGTGGGGGAGCCCGACGCCCATCGATCTCAGCAGCTATGTGCCGGATGAGGATGCGCTGCTGGTGCTGATCTCGGTGGACGAGAACGGGGAGTTCGTGGTGACGGTGGGCGAGACGCAGATCCTGGAGGGGATCTCGGTGGAGGACATCCCGGCCGTGCCAGCGGGCACGCAACCGTTGTGGGCGGTGAAGCTGGTCGCTGATATGACCACGATCGAGGGGATGGAGGGCGAGCGCTATAAGTACGTGATCGACCTGCGGTGGGGCCAGGGCGGTGGCGGAGATGTGATCAGTCCAGCTACCAATACCGATAGCAAGATCCCCCAATGGAACGGGGCGAATTCAAAAACACTGAAGGACGGCCTGACACTTGTCACCACTGTGGGCGATCCGGGGGCGGACACCGCAGTGGCGAGCGAGCAGGCGGTGAGGGAGGTCATCGACGTTCACGAGCACCTGACCTTTTCCCCGGATACTAACGAGATTTACCGTAACAATTCCTGCAACGCCAGCAACTTTGCCGGCACCATAGCCACCCTTCCCGGTGGCGCCGCCATCACTTATACCCTCGTTACCGGCAATGATGATGCAATGGTCTGCGCATCGACTACCAACAACGCCAAGATGCGCCTCCATAACACCACCCGCGGCAATTATGCCCGCATCATTTCCTGCGTCGTTGCAACCACCACCATTACCTTCGATGCCAATGTTCCCGCCAACTGGCAGATAGGTGATGTGATCACCATACTCAGCCCCACTCTTGGCTTCTCGGCCGTCTCGTGGGTGGAACTCGAGATCACCACAGGTGCTCTCCTAAATAAGAATAATTGCATCCTTACTCTTTTGTTCAAGGATACAGGTACTGCGCCCATCCAATTCCGGTCTCAACCATACGAGGGGGCAACACCTACCAAGATGCACTCTTGGTGGACCCAGGTAGCTAATCAATACATCGGTTCCGAGTTCCATTTGAAAATAACGTCCAACGTTATCTGCATAGGATGGGCAGCAACAGGCGCAGGCACAGCCACCGTCATACTCAAACAGATCGGCTATTACTTACCGTGA